CGGAAGACAAGTCGACTGACCCTACTCAACCATTATTTGCCTTATATACAATAACGTTATAAAATTAAGCATATGAACATTGAGAAATCACTTTGGTCTTCGCATGGCGACAATATTACTTTGTCCGTGCCATTCACCAAAGTCAACCGTGAAAAAAGAACAGTCTCAGGATTTGCAACGCTAGATAATCTTGATCAGACTGGCGATGTTGTTACTGCAGAAGCAAGCCTAAAAGCATTTGAAAGTTTCCGTGGAAACATTCGTGAGATGCACGGATCAAATGCAGTTGGCAAGATGGTTTCATTTAAGCCAGAAACATTTTACGATCCAACAACAAAAGAATTTTACAATGGAGTTTATGTTGACGCATATATCTCAAAGGGTGCACAGGATACTTGGGAAAAGATTCTAGATGGAACTCTAGCAGGATTTTCAATCGGCGGAAAGATTGTAGATTCAGAAAACGAAGTTAACAAGTCTACTGGTAAGCCAGTAAGATTTATTAAAGAATACGCATTGATGGAGTTGTCAGTAGTTGATTCTCCAGCAAACGAACTATGCAACATCTTGTCTGTTCAGAAAATGAATGGCCAGCTAGTATTTAAAGGAATGGCAACAGAAGTTGTAGCAGAAAATATTTTTTATTGTGCAGATAGCGATTCAGTATTTGTATCTACAGAGTCATCATACGATTCTCCAGTTACAGGTAAGCCCGCAACATTAATCGGTTGGGTAGAATCAAACGATGTTAACAAAGCAAAAGAAATAGATAAGATTCTTGATTTACATAAAAGATCAAGATTGTCCTTGCCTGAAACACAAATTGCAAAACAGGCAGACATAGAAGGAGGTAATGAAGTGTCAGAAAATACAGAAACATTAGCAGTCGAAGAGACTGCAGTAGAAACTCCTGTTGAAGAAGCACCAGTTGTTGCTGAAGAAGCACCAGCAGTTGTAGACGCACCAGCAGAATCAACAGACGCTTCTGCCGAAACTCTAGAAAAAGCAGCCGACGTATCAGAAGTTATGGTTGATGAACCTGATTTTGCAAAGATGCTTGGCGATCTTAAGGGATTTTTCTCAGAGACATTGAATAAGGCTTCAGAAGCAAATGCCGCACAGGTTTCAGCTATTAAAGATACAGTTGAAACGTTTAGCAAGAGCGTAGATGGCCGAATTTCAGAATTGGCAGAACAACATGCAGCCCTTTCAAAGGCTGTAGAAGATATCAAGAACACGATTGATGGCGTAGAAAAGCGTGTCGATGCAGTAGAATCAGAGACTGCAATTAAGAAGTCCTCGGACCTTGGCGGGTCTCAGGAAGTAACAATCAAAAAATCAAAGTGGAACGGTTCTTTCCTCGGTTCCGTAAATGAAATTTTTAACTAAACAAAGGTAGGTGAAAATATAAAATGAGTAATGAACTATTAGCGAAGACTATCGCAGCAGGTACAACTGCTACAGGCACATTCACTTCCATTGCTGACACAGGTTCTAACGTAACTGGTGTTCATCAAGGTAGTGAGGCAGGCAACGGCGGTCTTCTAAACGCAGAACAATCAGCTCGCTTCCTGGACTACATGTTCGACGCTACCGTAATTGGTAAGGTCGCACGTACTGTTCGAATGAGAGCAGATACAACTGAGATTGATCGTATGTCAGTCGGCGAGAAGCTTATGAAGCTCGCAACTGAAGGAGATGACACAGCAGCAAACAGCGCTGTAACATTCTCAAAGATTTCTCTCACAACAAAGAAGCTTCGTCTAGACTGGGAGCTTTCAACAGAATCTCTAGAAGATAATATTGAGGGTCCAGATCTTGAAGATCACATTGCCAGAATGATGGCAACACAGGCAGGTAACGATATTGAGGACGTAGTCCTTAATGGAAATACTGCTCTAACAAGCGATGCACTTTACAAGTCATTTGATGGCGTTGTAAAGAAGGCTAAGACCTATGGACACGTTGTAGACGCAGGTGGAGCTGCAGTAAGCCGTGCTGTATTTAACAGCGCTCTTAAGGCCCTTCCACGTAAGTACAAGCAACGTCGTGCAGACCTTCGCTTCTTGGCAGGTTCAAACCTAATCCAAGACTTCCTATATGCTAACAGCATTGGAACAAACAACACAATTCCACAGGATATCGCTTCAAGCGTAATTCGTGGACAAGGTGTACAGCCTCTAGGTGGTCCAGCAGGTTATGTGGCTCCATTCGCATTCGGTATTCCGATTGTTGAAGTCCCACTACTTCCTGAAGCACAGGATGGCGATTATTCAGGAGAGACTGGTAATCACGGAGATATCCACTTGACATTCCCAAATAACGTAGTTATTGGTATCAAGCGTGATGTAACTGTTTACCGCTTCTTCTGGCCACGTAAGGACTCAATCGAGTACACAATGTATACTCGTGTTGGCGTCCAGATCGAGCAAGCAGACGCTTGGGTCGTTGTTAAGAACGTTAAGGTAGCATCATAATTTAATTATTGCTAACCAGCTGGAAAAGCCCCTAAATTAATTTTTGGGGGCTTTTCATTTTAATTTAGTAATGCTATAATTGTTTAGAGTAGAAATAGGAGATTTACATGTCATTTGAGACATTGAAGGTTTCAGAATTAAAGAAAATTGCAGAAGACTTTGCAGTTGATACAGACGGCTTAAAAAATAAAGCCGATATTATTGCGGCCCTCGCAGAAGAAGGCGTAACTTGGTCTGTATATAACAAGACCATTGAGAAGATGGAAGAAGACGAAGAAGATATGTCAGTAGAAGTCTTGCCTAAGTTCGATCCAAAGGCGGAACAGCCAGAGAACACAGTACTAGTTAGAATGACAAGAGCTAACTTTAGATATGATATTATGGGATTTACATTCACAAAAGAGCACCCATTTGTAGCAATGAATAAAGAAGATGCTCAAGAAATTTTTGATAAGGAGGAGGGCTTTAGATTAGCAACTCCAAAGGAAGTCCAGGAGTATTACAACTAATCTAGGCCTTTTAAATGGCAGAGATATTAATTAGAACGCAATCCCCAGTAACACACCAAATATTTTGGAACGGGGATATAACAGTTCCTGACTCAACTCCTATAGTTAAGCTATATGATATTACAAACGATCCAGCAATAAGCCCTGCCGTTAATCCGACACATTTGCTTACAACACTAACATCGTATGCAGATGAAAACAATCCAGGAACTTATGCCGTAAATGTTCCTTATCAGTATACAGATAGAAATAGAACACTAAGACTTCAGTGGGAATATAACATTGGGTCAACATCAGTTATCAGATCAGATGAAGTCTATGTAGTAACTCCATATGTCGATTTTAACCATGTTCAGGATTTAGGGTTTAGCACCGACTCTTCAGATCCTATGTATAAATCATATAAGGAATTAATTCGTGCAGAAAGATATGCTCGTAAGCAAATTGAGCAGTATACTGGACAGAATTTTTACTTATACAATGACCTATATGTAGTTTATGGATATGGTTCAGATATCCTTCCAGTTCCCGCTAAAATTCATGAGCTTCATGAGCTATACGCAAATGATATTCTTCTTTTAGATAATATAAATAATATTGATAACTGGAATTATCCAGTTGAAATTTCTGAAAGCGGATATGGAATTAGAATAAATAGAGCTGGCATGCTAGACAATACTGTATATACTGCTAATGGAATGGTTCCCCCACGCATTCACGACTCTGCTGGAATTTTTAAATCAGGAGTATCGTATAAGGTACAGGGATACTTTGGATGGGAAAAGGTCCCAGATGAAGTTGAGCAGGCAGCAATAGAATTAATGAAGGACTTTTTTGCTAAAGATACAGTTTGGAGAAATAAGTACGTTAAGAAGATCTCTACATTTGACTGGGATTTTGAATACACATCAGAGGCACATTCTGGCACAGGGAATGCCTATGCAGATAGATTGCTAGCAGATTATGTCTTGGTAACTAAGGTAGAGATTATATAATGATAGATCTAGTAGACTCAATTTTGTCTATGAATCTAGATGTGTACAGACAATTTGAGATTCAGGATCCAGATACTGGAGCAATTGTCAGAGAGTGGAACTACTACAAAACTATTCCATGCCATGCAAAGGGAGTAATTAGCAACTCCGCTACAACCAGATCTAGCGACAAACAAGTATTTTCTAATAAATATATGAATGATCAAGTTATTCAAGTTAGAACATCAGAAAGACTAACATCTAGAGAAAAGGTTACTAATATTAAAGATGCCAAAGGAAACACAATTTGGCAAGAAATAAATTATCCAAATGAAACTCCAACCGTATTTGAAGTGGTTGGAACAACTCCAATCACTGACCCGTTTGGAACAGTAATTGGATATAACTCATCTATGAAGAGATCGGAGAACCAGCAAATTGGACAATAGCGGACTACTGGTTCAGGCTTCAAGTGGACTCGAAAGAATGATGTATTCAAATCAAAGCGGACCTTTAAAAGATAGCACAGTAGCTCAGATATCAGCATATGTATATTATGAAGCAG